TACCGAACGCCGGGCAACAGTTCCACGGTCTGCCCTACGTTGAATCGAGTATGGAGTATCAGCATTCCCAGTCGGGAACAAACCATAAATCGCATCGTCATTGTGCAATGCGAAGAAACTCTTTACAGGCCCAGCTCCGGTAATAGCGCCATCAGTTTGAAAGTAATCATTCGCGCCATACGCTTCTATATCAGTATTCGACGAATAGTGCGCTCTACGTTCACCTTGATTTGTATTTATTAACCAAGCTCTGTTGTCCCACCACGCCACTACAGAAGCCCTAGTTACACTACTACTGCCCATCCCCAACGCTGCAAGATTACCTCCAGCAGCAGTCCATTTCTTAACAGTATCCACCCCATTAGTTGCAATCAACGTCCCCGCTGCATTTGCAGATATAAAAGTATTATCATTTGCTGCCGTTATAGTTTGACTGCCAGTACGATCTGTCCAAGTACCACTAGCATCTTCGTAGAATTTATCGCCCGCAAATACAAATACCGCTGAGGACGACGTACTAAATCTTTGTTTTCCACATCCGGTTATAGAAGGTGTGCTAGATAATGCTGAGGATATATATTTAGTATACCCTTTACGGGTCTTTATGCTCCCCGCATCATCTAGCTCCACATTCTTCATTTCTGCAAGTACATCAGGAGCCAAGTCAACTGCTGGTACGCTATAATCTACAGTCGTCCAAGGCCCAAATGTAATTGACTCCGCATTAATGCCCATTAGGTCAACGATCCTTCCCTAACGTCAAACACAAACTGATCAACTGCGGATTGATTCAAGTATCCCTTTTTGCCTATCTTAGTGACACTATCGCCATTAATTTGAGACTGTATTCCGTATCCAATCCTCAAGTTTCGTTGCATCAATTCAAACTCAGTTCCAGCGCCATCAAGATCGCCCTTTTCAGAATAAAACATCGAACTCAGGCCGAACAATAAGCAATTCTGAAACCATCTCGGACAATATTTTTGTAAATCAGTACTATCGTAGCTCGTGCTCATTTCAGGAAATGCCTGATTATACCAATAATTAATCGTCTGTACACCATCAGGCACAGGATATGCAAGTACAGTAACCACTCCCGTACTAGTATTCATTCCCGAAATTATTAAATCTGTAACCGTACCAGTTTCGCTATAATCAGGATCAGTGTCTTCCAGCCAATCCAGAGGTCTAAAGTTTACTTTGCTATTATTCGTATAATTCTTAGCTAAAATAGGAGTCTCGAAATCGCTTGCTAGATCGTAATCTTGATCTGTATCAGCAGTCGTAATAGTACCTTTTTTACGCCTAAAATACCAATTAGGAGACTCTCCCATCAGCATCGCCGATACGATATCGACGTATTTATACGCGTTATTAGTAAACGTTGACGAAGATGCGGTTAATCCGCACCTCCGCAACGATATAGTCATTAACTCAGAAAGAGTCATATTACATATGCGCTATACGAGCAAGCGCCTCCGCGTCTTGTAATTCGCTGTCAAAATCCATAGACCCAGTACTAATATGATTACCCATACGCCAGTTTTCTACCCAAATAGTCACAGCCTCTGGACCTTTTTCTATCACGCCTTCCGGCGGTGCGGGCACAAATCCTTCGTATTCTTGTTCGATATACGCATCAGGTGCAGTTTCGTCTGGTTGATCTACATTACGAATTCGCAACGTAGTGATCTCTGAATCCCTAACGGCTTCTCCGTTTGAACGCATGTACTCACGAGCTTGCTGGTTGACGTCTCCCGACTTCTTCTTCCTTACCGGAGGATTCCCCAAAGCCCGGTTAATAAGAGCCTTAGTAGATTCATCGGCGTTAAGGATAACCTTTACCAATTCTTCGCCCGCAGACAAAGGCTTAGCCGGAGCCCGTCGAACATCTTCCACAGGCTTATCCTCATTAAGCTTGGCCAAATCGCTCCTTAGCGTCGTACTTTCAGACATTACTTACTTCTCACTTTCCGCTTAGGCTTGGCGTTAGTTACTTTCTTCTTGGTTTTAGCTGCATACTGCTTTGCAGCCTTACGCCCAGCCGCTGAGTATGAAAAATGCTTTCCGCCAACTTTTGGCATAGCAATTCTCCCATTTAAATAAGGCAGGGGCACCGCCTCGATGCCCCCACCTTAACATTACACTACCAAGTTCTGCAGAACCACACCCACATGACCTGTGTCATCAGGTGCGAATGCAGCCAAGCCAACCAAAGGCTCAGTTTCCGCATCTTTGGCGTGTACAGCACCCGCAACGCCATCCGAAAGCGTAAGATTCTGGCCAGCAGCAATAGTGCCATCAGCCAAAATAGTCGCTACGCCCGCAGTCTGGAACCAACCGTAATAGTTAGCTTGGAAAGTAATGGGCGTTACACCAGCAACGATGTAATCAGTAGACGTTGCACCTACAACATTGTACCACAAACTGCCAGTAACAGCTACGTCGGTCGCAGTCGTGACGGCAACTGCCAAGCCGTCAAACAACGTAAACGTAATAGCATTACTATCAGCAGCCGTGTTACTCTTAATGCGATACTGGAAACCTTCTCCGGCATCATCAGTAATATGCAAATAACCTCCAGCATACTGATTCTCAGTAGCACTGCCAACAGTACCAGAATCCGTATAAGTAACTTCAGTAGCACCCGCAGATGCCGCCGTCAACTTACCATCAGATTCTACGATAGCCGTAGCCGAAACATCCTGAGAAACCAACAAGCCGCGGTTAATGGCAGCGGCAGTATAACCGTACCGGAACACACGACCATCCGCGAGCTCCAGCTTTTCGCCAATAGGATATATAGCAGTCGACGACTCCTCATAAATCCCCTGGCCAGTTTTACTTCCAATGCCTTCACCGCCTACGCGGTTATTGCTGAAATTATGTGCTCTAAAATTAACAGCCATCTTAATTTTTCCTTTCCCTATGGGCAGGGCTAAACCTCCATTGGCTTGGAGGCAGGATTATCTACTAAGTAAACGTAGTAGCAACACCCAAACGACGGGGGTTATTAATAACGAGCTGACAGCCAAGAACAACAAACGCGACCTTAGCGAACTGATTCACCGGCTCCTTAAAAGGAGTCTTAGCGAAGTTCTTGTTCGCCTGGATCTTCATCTTGATGTAATTGTCATTCAGCATATACAGATGCTGCGAAGCGCAGTCACGATCGTAACGGACAGTAGCGCCACGGAAATTCGGCATACCCGCATCAGCTGCACCGCGAGTACCGGCTTCTAGCCGCGCATAACCGGTCGACTCAAAAATCTCCTGGAGGTCGCCAAAAATGGTTAGCGTGGTAAAGATATCCGTAGGCGTTTCATTACCTTCCGAACAATCATTCCAGAGCGACGACATACCCGTGAGGCCGGCATAAAAGTCACCAGACTTCGAATCTACATCAGTAGAAGAAGTATTGGCCTTATTACGCCACCAGGTATTGGTCGCACGATTAATACCACCGACAGTACCCGAAGTAGCAGTGTCAGCAACAAGATCCTGGAGACCCAGAATCGATTTGCCAGACTGCGCACTGTAGAGCGCCGCATTGATGGCATCCCGAGCAGACATCATAGACTGCTTGGTTTTAGCTTCGAGCAATCGCATAGCACTGTCGCTTTTACGATTCTCATCTTCTTCAGTCATAGAAATCGTAATGGGTACGGCATAGTAACGCCACGGGAAGAAAGCCGCAGTGATACCATCAACAGCATCGGTACCGACAGTGTCATACCCGTCGAACCAAGTACCGCTGTTTTTGCCATACATTACGTCTTCTTGGATTTCTTTGCCGCCTGCCTCTACTTCTGCTTTCGAGTTAAACATACGCAGCGTCGGATACGCGTCAAAAATCGTATCAGTCAGCCGCTTACGCTTAGCTCGCATAGTAAGAGTCCAAGCAGCATCCCAAGTTTCAGTGGTGCTGGAAGCTGCCATTATTCAAATCCTATGTTCTTAAGACCATCGAGAACCTGACTCGTGTCAAGTCTACCCGACGACGTATTATTGGAAGGAACAGAACGCGGCCCAGGCCCAGTCCTATTGGGCTGAGTAGCATTCTGCGGTGCAGGAGATTCCAGACCCCCATTATACGCCATCGCTTTTTCATATGCTTGCAATACCGTATACGGTCTATCTGTCTCTGGGTTTGTTTTACCGCGAAAATATGCAATGTCATCCTGCATTTTCCAGATTGCATCACCATGAGCCGCGGTAGCTTCGTCAATCTCCGCCTGAATTTGAGATTGTGCCTGCTGCTGTTGTTGCTGTTGATTCTGTTGGTAGGACTGCAATATCTGACCTACACCATTTTCCACCGTCCCTAAACGTTCTAGATACGGCTTAAAGATGGCCTGAGCAATTGATTCTACCGCAACGGCAGCGTCATAACCTTCAGACTCAGCCGTGATACCCAGTGACGGCAAAATCGAACCGTTCTCCGTAGATTGCGGTTGTTCTTCTGAGCCCTGGGCACCTTCAATTATACGAAGATAACGCTCCTCGGCTTCGCGCATGCGCTTTTCTTGGTTGCGCAAATCCATATTAGTACGATTTAAAATCGACTGTTGCTGACGCGCAACTTTCTGAAGAGGTCTGTACTGTTCAGGGACACTTTCCATATCCCCAGATAGCCAGTCAAACTGCACTGGATCAAACTCTTCTTGCGCCTCAGTGAATTGGGCGTCATTAGCTGCGGGGTCAGCTGCCTGAATTCCAACGTCTGGTCCAACGGCTTCGTCTAATCCTGCTCCAAAGACGCCTTCGTCAACCTCTTCGTTGGATTCAACCGGCTGTGTAGCTTCTGACATAAACTATACTCCTTACGATTGTATAAATTCGGGAACTGAAGTTATAGGGTCAATAATGCTAAAGCCAGTTCT